AATTAGTGATAGGATAATCTTGTATAATAGCGTAATTAAATAATTGATTAAGTAATGTACGGACTTTCTTACATGATGAGTAGGAAAGTCCTTTTACGTGCATGGAATTAATCACATTTTGGAGGTGCTGAAAATGAATATCCGTGATAGGCATATCCGCTATGTTGGATATGTGTTTAAAAGCAATGTGATAAGACTTAATAGCACTCTTAGAAACAGACCGTGAGTGAATCGGCAACCACTCGTTAAATAGTTGCCTTAATGTAATGATATTGCGTTGCATACGTTTTAATATAACAAGGTGACGGCGCATAATTTAACCTCCGAAAGGATATTACTATGAATCAATATATATTTATTTTAAATGAGATGGGCGAGAGAATTACGTCCATTGTGGATAACACAGTAACAAAAGAACAGTTGTTAACAACTGCAAAAGAACAATGGCCAGATGCTGCCGATTACATTTACTCCGAAAACGGTGACAACATGCTTGACGAGTTTATGAAAGGCAAATTCTATGTAGACGGCAAGTTCGTTGAACCGCAAGCAAAAGAGCCAACAAAGGCGGAAAAAATCGCTGAAATTAGAAATTATTACAATGGGCGTTTTGAAACGTTAGAACAAATGTTATTAAGACGTCGCTTGATTAATGGAGATATTACCGACTTGCAAGATCAGTTTAAGAAACTGAATCAAGAAATGGTGTTAAAAATTAAGGCGGTGAAATAATGGAAACATTTGAAATTAAAAGTGATATTCCTGTAATGAAGTTCTGTGAATGGTGCTATGAAACATTAAATGAGGATGGAACATGCCCAACAGAAGGATGCATCCATAATGACTTAATGGAATTGGACGAGGTGCGTGAAGATGAAACTACCGGTCCTACACAACTTTAATGTGATTAAAGGAGAAACAATTACTCTAAATGTTGGTTATACCAATATGGTAGATAGTGAAAGCCTATTTGCATGTGTTAGAAAATATCCAACAGATGAGGAGTACAAGGCAAAGTTTGATATATCTGTATCTCAAGATGGGTTAGAAAATGATGAGCTGTGCAAAATCATTTTATCTTTGGACACAGATACATTAAGCCGTGGTAATCACTACTGGGATTTGTTTTTGTGGAGTGGTAATAAGCCTATCAAATGTTTAATAAAAGGTGAAATCACAATATGTGAAGGCGTTAGCAATAGGGGGAAATAATATGAGTGATGAAAATATTCATATAAAGTCTAATGATGATGATAAAATCATTGTCAAAGATAATACCCAAATTATTAAATTGCAAGGGCCAAAGGGTGAACCAGGAGAGCAAGGTCCTCCTGGGCCAAAGGGTGAGCCTGGTAAGAATGGTATTGACGGACTAAACGGCGAACAAGGGTTGCAAGGTATTCAAGGTATTCAAGGACCACCTGGGCCTCCTGGTGCTCCTGGTAAAGATGGAAAGTCATTTACTTATGACATGTTCACATCGGAGCAATTAGAGGCCTTAAAAGGCCCTAGGGGTGAACAGGGTCCTCCTGGTGCTGGTGCTAATGTAGATTTATCGCCGTATGCAACTAAACAAGATGCTGATAATCTGTATCTAAAAAAAGTAGATATAAGAAATTACCTTGCTATGCTAGGCGACCCTAAATATGCATTAAAAACAGAGCTAAACGATTATTTATCTAAAACGGATGCGACAAATAATTACGCTCAAAAGGGTTGGGCTACTCAAACATTCGCCTATAAGAACGATTTAAGCACTTTTATTAAGAAAAACGAGATTTCTCAATATGCGTTAACTCCTGGTGATGCTAGCACTCGTTACGTTAACAAAATAGAAGGACAATCTTTCGCTCAAAAATCTGAATTAAGTGATTATGTTAAGAAAACGGAAATCAATCAGTATACATCAACATCAAGTGTACAACTCACGCCTGAACAAATTGAAAAATTGAAAGGGCCAAAAGGTGAACCTGGAACTCCTGGGGAGCGTGGAGCAGACGGTGAAAGAGGACTACAAGGACCACCAGGGCCACCAGGGCCTAAAGGCGAGCCGTTCAAATATTCTGACTTCACGCAAGACCAACTTAATGCACTTAAAGGGCCAAAGGGTGATAAAGGCGAACCGTTCAAATATTCTGATTTTACGGCGGAACAATTACTAGCTTTAAGAGGGCCGAAAGGTGAGCCTGGAAGCGGTGGTGGACAAGTAATTTCGCAACCAGTCGAAATATATGAAGTCGTATGGGGCAATGCTATAGCTAGTAATCCTGGTGCTGATAGGGGTTACTTAGCATTCGACCCATTAACAGGTTGGGGGTACTTGCATTTTGATTTTAAATTGAAAACCCCTTCCGGTAATGGCAATATGGTCGCATCGCTCCCACCGAATGCGCCAGTTGCAGTAAGGCTAATTGAAAGAAGTGTTGATGTAAATAACAATAGTATTTATGTTGAACGAAACAGCCGTATAGTTAAGGGCTGGGGCGTTCCAGCGAACACTCGTTATATTATTGATATTATTGGTTATTGGAGAAAGGTGTAATAGATGTGGACATGGCAATTTGAGTTAAATGATATTTTAACTACTCTTACAATTGTAGGAATAGTTGCGGGAGCTGGGTACAGACTGCTAATTATTCCACTGCTCGAAAAACTGGACCTTCAAAGACTGCAAGATAATTTAATGATTCAAGAGAAAATGGGAAGCTTAATTGAAACATTAAAAGACCTAAAGGAAGAAATTAAGTTATCTCGTGAACAACGCACAAAGGCATATACCGAGCATGTGAAATTAACATCACGTGTGGATAGCATTGAATCTCGTGTTGATGATATTAAGGAGGAGTTGCATGAACATACCACCAAATCTCATCAGTACAGTTAAAAAATCATATCAATCTGTTAGGGTGGCCAACTTCCACCCTACAGGAATATTCGCTACACGGGCGCTAGTATTTATTATGCTAGTGCCTATTTTATTGGTAGTGACTGAATATATTATGTCATTTGCTAAAGGTTATGTAACAGATGATATGAATAAACTGATTAATGTTGGGATCAATATTATTGATCATATCTTTATTCCAAGTGTTTTGACGGCTATCGTAGGGTTCTTGGGACTTTGGATAGATAGAAATAATAATGGTATCCCAGACCAATTAGAAAAGGAGGATAAAAGATGAAAGTATTTATTAATCCCGGACACGATATTAATTTAGACAGTGGTGCAGTTAATCCTGTGTATGGCACACGTGAGTGCGATGTAGCACGTGATGCGGGCAAAATGTTGGCACGGTATTTAGAGACTGCAGGATGTGAAGTTAGAACCATGCAAGATGATGATTTAGGCCTTGTATGTGCTGAATCTGATTCTTGGGGTGCAGATATCTTTGTATCACTTCATTGCAATGCTTTTAACACGCAAGCTAGAGGTACAGAAACTTTGTATAAGTCCTTTAATGGGCAACGACTAGCAAACGACATTCAAAGCCAAATCATCAAAAGCATTAATACAGTTGATCGTGGTGTAAAAAAACGTGATGACCTTTGGGTGCTAAATGGTACAGATGCAACAGCTGTATTAGTTGAAATGGCATTCATTGATAATGAAGAAGACCATGCTATGTTAACTAATGATTTAGACACTATCGTTCGTGCTATCGCTAGGGGAGTTACTGACTACGCAGGAGGGGTATAATGTATGACAAAATCAAAGTATTATTTGATAACCCTACTTACCGCTATATTATTATCGGTTGTATTGGCATCATCCTCATCCTTTGCGCAGGATATATCCTCTACCAGCCAAACGGAAGCGACTATCAGCGTACCATTAACGCAGTGGAACGAGCTCAAGAAAAACAACGAGAAAGCCTTGAGCTCAATCGAAGCATCCAGTATTCCATTGACCGAAGCTCAGAGCTTAGTCATGAAGCAAAAGACCGAGTTGACCGAAGCACACAATACAATCAACAAATTGGAAAACGAATTGATGCAAGCCAAGCTTCAATCAATGAAGCAAGAAGTTACCTTAAACGAAATGCAGAACTCTTTGACCGAATTGAAAGGGCAAATAGAGAACGACAAGAAAACCATTAAACGCTTGCGGATGCAACGAAATGTATCACAAGTGTTAAGTGGTGGCGCAATTATAGGGGTAGCGTTCAAACATTAAGGAAGTGATCCATACATCTCCATAGCGTGTAATGGTGGATACACGCAACTATAAATAAAAGAGCCTACTAACATAGAATAAATCTACGTTGGTAGGCTCTATTTTTTGTTTGTAAAAATCAAAATAAACACTTGCTTATATACACGATATAGGGTATAATAAAGATGTAAGGAGGTGATAAAAGTGGAGACAATAAAAGAGCTAACAAGTTTAGCAAATGCGTTAACGCCACTGGTACTGGCACTAGCAATACTAAAACTTGTTAGCAAAGACTAAAAAGCAGGCGGGTGAAAGCCCCGCCACCTTCTCAACATCATTGTAAATCAACGAGGTGAATTATGCAATATTTAGAATGGCTGATTAATATAGCAACTATTATTGTTTTGATACTAGCAATTAAACATTTAGTTAGAGGGTGATAAAATTGAAATTTGAACTAGATGATATTATGACAACACAAGAGGCGGCAGAACGATGGAATGTTACTGCTGACTCAT